GAGGAAATAGTTAATGGCATCTATATTAAAAGTAGACACGATCCAGGATCAAAGCGGCAATAACATTATCAATGAAAATGCTGATACGATCACCATTGGAGCATCGGGGGATACGATTACGGTACCAACAGGTGCTACGATGACAGTTCCTAATGGCGGACTATCAGGTCAAAACTATCCAGCTTTTAGAGCCACTATGGGTGTAGATCAAAATTTTACTAATAATACAAATACAAAAATTAATTTTGATACAATAGATTTTGATACGGATTCAGCTTACGATACAACAAATAAAAGGTTTGTTTGTCCATCTGGTAAAGCAGGAAAATATGTTTTTATAAGTGGAGCTGGATTTTTTTTAGACGATACAAAGAGAGTAACTTTTCAATTTAAAAAAAATGGTTCAAACATAACTAATTCAAAAGTTCAAGTGGAAAGTGCAAGTGCAAGTTCTCTTACACTCATTAGAACAGTAGCAATTATAACTCTTGCAGCTACTGATTATGTTGAGGCGTTTGCAGAACAAGAAAATGGCGATACAAAAACAATGCGATCACAAGATGTTGATTTTCAAGGATTTAGGATAGGAGCATAAGATGGCAAACTTATCAACTAAAATAAAACTATACGCAAACCAAGAAATAGATTTTTCTAAAGATGTTATCTTGCAAGATGACAGCAACGGTCAAGGTCCTTACATCAAGGAATGGAACTTAGATATTGCCAAGCCTACTGATGCACAATTGAATGCATATGAGGCACAAGCAACCACTTATGAAAATAATGAAAAGATTAAAGCAACTAGAAAAGCTTTATATGGAGCATGGGACAAGCAGCTTGAAGAAATTTACGATAATGGTATAGATAGCTGGAAGGCAAGGATCGCACAAATTAAAGCAGACAATCCAAAGGAGAATAGCTAATGAGCAAACTTGAAGTCGATGCAATAGAACCTCAATCAGGAACCACGTTAACCCTAGGTGCGAGTGGGGATACCATAACCATTCCTAGTGGAGCTACATTTGATGCATCTAGTGGTAGTTTAGCAGGAACATTAACTACTGCAGCACAGCCAAACATTACATCAGTTGGAACTTTAACTTCTTTTGCATCTACAGGTATAGATGACAATGCGACAGGTACATCACTTACGATTAATAGTGATGGATCTGCAAAAGTTGATTCGACAGGTGATACCTGTTTAGACCTCCATCATACAGATGGAAATGGAACTACAATAGAAATGAGAAACAATTCTACTAATTCTAATAATATAAGGTTTGATTCAACTACATTTCAAATTAATCCTGCGGGTTCTACAACTTTTACAACTACTACAGGTACTACAACTGATAATCACATATTTAGTGGTGGTGGTTATTCATTATTTTTTGGATTTGCTAACACAGCAAATCCAGGATTTAATATGTCTATGAATACTAACATTAGAAATTTTAGTATTTATTCTAATACTGGTAAAACCACTGGAGTTGTTTTATCTAATGGAGGAAACAGTTTTGGTGCTATTTCTGATCTTAGACTTAAAAATAATATTAATTCTATTGAAGATGATGCACTTACAATTATTAAAAAATTACATCCTGTAACCTTTAAAATGGAGGGCGATGTTAATGAAAGAATTCAATCAGGATTTATCGCTCAAGAAGTTGAAAAAGTTTTACCAATTGTTGTTAATAAACCCAAAGATGAAAAAGATTATTATACAATTCAATATCAAGAAATTATTCCTTATCTAACAAAATCAATTCAACAATTAGGTAGCGAATTAGATAATTTAAAGTTAAGAGTTTTAGAACTGGAGAATAAATAATGGCAATAAACTATAAATGGCAATTTAATTTTGAAGTAGATAATAATAATGTAATTAAACAAATAAATTATAATTATTTGGGTGAAGAGGATACTCAAATGAATTTTGCTGGAGTTTTATATAAAAGTGAAATTACAAACAGAATTGTTACTCAAGAATATTTGCAAGAAAATCATATAAATTTAAATGCTAATACAGTTACAAAACAAGAAATTATAGATATTTGTTTAAATCATTTAACTCCAAAAAATGAAAATACAATCACAGAAAATAATCTACAATCTCAAATACAATCCGATATTCAAAAACAAATAAATAATAATAAAACAGTCATTGAACTTAATTTGGATTAATGTTTTCAAAAAAAATACTTTTTGAAAAATTTCCGTTTCTTAAACGTGAAGAATTATTTGAACCTGTACCTGCCATAAAAGAAATTCCTGATTGGTATAAAAATGCTACTCGTTTTCTAGAAAAAGAAAATTTAGGAACTTTTAAATTTTGTCCACCCTTTTTAGAAATTATGAAACATGGATATATTTTTAAAAACCATTCTGATATAATGATTTTAAGAGAGGAAGATAAAGATCAAATAAAATATAAAATGTTCTATCCTGAACAAAGTTATACTTATGAACTTGAACCTTTAGTTGGAGAACATAAAGCAAGTCAAGTTATTGAAATGCCGATAGTTAAAAAATGGGAAAGTTTCAATGCGTTAAAATACTTTAATTTCTTTTTTATAAAAACACCTCCAGGATATTCTTCTATGTTTATAAACGCAACTCGTAATAATTTAAATGATGATTTTTATTTTTTTGAAGCGATCGTAGATACCGATAAATATCATGAAGTTAATTTTCCTTTTATAATTAATTGGTCAAAAATAAAAGGAGTAGCTGATAATGGTAAAATAACAAAAAAATATGTTTTTAAAAAAGGAGAACCTATGGTAACACTCATACCTTTTAAAAGAACTAATTTTAAAAAAGAAATAACTGTAAATAGTATATCAAAAGATGTTAAAAGTATTACTAGCAAAATGGCTACAACTTTTAATCATTTTTATAGAAATTTATATGATAAAATTAATTTTAAATAGAAAGGAAAAATATGAAATTTACATTAGACAATATACAATATAATACAGAAGAACTTAGTGTTGAAGGTCAGGCCATAGTTTCAAAACTTCAAGATATTGATAGTAAAAAAAATAAATTAAATATCGAAATTAGTGATTTAAACATATTAAGTGATTTTTATATTCGAAAACTTAGGCCAATATTATTAAATAATAAGAATCCTGAAGATAAAAAAGTTACCTTAGAAAAAGATTAATAATCTTTATTTTATAATTAAAAGGTAATATAATATACAATTATGCTACAAAAACTTAATTTTAAACCAGGTTTCAATAAACAAGCTACTGAATCAGGAGCAGAGTCTCAGTGGATTGATGGTGATTTTGTTAGATTTAGATATGGTTTACCTGAGAAAATAGGTGGCTGGTCACAATTTCCAACAGGAACCATTAAAACATTACCTGGAGCTGCAAGATCTCAACATGCCTTTAGTTCATTAGCAGGAGAGAAATACGTAGCCATTGGAACTTCCCAAGGTTTATTTTTATATTACAATCAAAATATTTATGACATTACTCCTTTAGATACCGCAATTACAGGGGCAACCTTTGATGCAACTACAGGTTCATCGACTGTCACTGTGAACAAAACAGCGCATGGTTTATTAGTTGGACGATATGTAACTTTTTCTTCCGTAACCGTTCCAACAGGATCTGGTTATGCAGTAACAGATTTTACGGATAACAGTTTTGAAATTAGAAATGTTAACCTTAATACGTTTGATATTATTATGCCATCCAACTCGGCATCCACCACAACAGGCACAGGTTCCGCACAAATTGATCCGTATGTCATTGTGGGTCCAACGTTTCAAACTCCTAACTTTGGTTGGGGTACATCTTATTGGGGAGACTCCACTTGGGGAACAGAAAGAAGTACAACGAATGTTGTACTAGAACCTGGTTTATGGTCCCTTGATAATTTTGGGCAAATACTGATTGCAACTATTTTAAATGATCGAACGTTTACTTGGGACGCTGGAGCAGCTGGTGCAAGAAATACTAGAGCAACTATTATGGCAGGAGCTCCAACAGCAACCAGATTAACACAAGTATCTGATAGAGATAGACATGTATTTCATTTTGGAACTGAGACAACGATTGGAACACCTTCCACTCAAGATCCTATGTTTATCCGATTTTCCAACCAAGAAGATTTTAATACTTACACACCCACAGCGACCAATACGGCGGGAACGTTTAGACTCGATAAAGGAAATGAGATAGTTGGAGCAGTATCAGGTAAAGATTATACCTTAGTCTTAACGGATTCATCTGCTTATGCCATTCAATTTGTCGGACCACCTTTTACTTTTTCTGTAAGACAAGTGGGTACCAATTGTGGTTTGATTGGTCAAAATGCTTTATCTTATTCCAATGGTATTGTGTTTTGGATGTCCGGTGAAGGTGGATTTTTTATGTATGATGGTACAGTTAAAATGTTACCATGTTTAGTAGAAGATTTTGTATTTACTACTGCAGGGGGTAATTTAGGAATTAATTATTTTTCTGGAGATATGGTATATGCAGAACATAATTCATTATATAATGAAGTAACTTGGTTTTATCCAAAAGCAAACTCCAATCAAGTTGATCGTTCGGTGACTTATAATTATGCAGAAAATTGTTGGACGACTTCTTCTCTTGCTAGAACTTCCTATGTGGATCAAGGCGTGTTTGATAAACCTTTTGCAACCGATTATAATAAAACTGCAACACCTGTTTTTCCTACGATTCAAGGAATTACTAATAAATATGGTGCATCTACTTTCTATCAACATGAAACAGGAACCGATCAAGTCAATAGTTCAGGGACTACTTCTATTAATGCTTATATTCAATCAGGAGATTTTGATATTACTAATTCTGGTAATGTAGCCAATCTTCAAGGAGATGGAGAATTTATTATGTCGATGAAACGATTTGTTCCTGATTTTAAAGTATTA